CACAAGCACAAGCACTTTTCGGTGTTAAGAACCTCCGTGCCCGCATGAGCGACATTCGCCAAGCAGGCTATCGTGTTCGCAAGACAATCAACACCGAGGGTCGCACGACTTACTTTGTTTCTCGCCGAATGATTTGGCAATCATAATTTCTTAACTGAAATTCCAACGGATGCGTTATAAATAACTATGATGCATCCGTTGGTGCATCTACTACGCCTAATGGGTAGTAAACTTTAACTCGCTTAATTAAGGAGACTATTATGTCCAATCTCGACTTTCCATATCCTTTTGCCAAATTCGGCAAAGACTTTGATAAATTCTTTGTAGGTTTTGATGATCAATTCAACAAACTCTCAAAGATGCATGATGATCTAACAAAACACATTCCTAACTATCCTCCATACAACATCAAGAAAGTTGATGACACTCGCTATGTCATTGAACTTGCGGTTGCTGGTTTCTCTAAATCAGAAATCGAAATTGAGTTTGTGGATGACAAGTTGATTGTAAAAGGTAACGCTAAAGAAGACACATCATCCCCATATGATTATCTCTTCCAAGGTATTGCCGCAAGAAACTTTACTCGCACATTCGCTTTGAATGATCAAATCGAAATCAAAGGTGCGGCTCTAGTCAACGGTATGCTTAAGATCGGTCTAGAGAAAATCATTCCAGAACATAAGAAGCCAAAGAAAATCGAAGTTAGCGAAGAAGGTTCTACTGTATCCGAGTTTGCTTCTAAGAATCCACAACCTCAGTTGCTTGTGGAGGATACAGATGAAGATTCTAAGTAAGATTTGGGACTTTCTTGTCGGCTTCGGAGAATCTGTAGCGGAAGCCCGTCAAGCACAAGCGGACTATTACATTAAGCACCGCCGTGGTAGATGGGATTAATCATGAACTGGTGGCCATATACAGACGAAGAGTGGGAAGAATTAAACTACCCAAATAAAAAATAAACATGGGGGCGCAATGCCCCCATTTCACATGAAGGAAACATTATGATTAAATTATTTCGTTTGATTAGCGGTGAAGAAGTGCTTGGTGAAGTTTTAGATTCTTCAAGTACTGAACACAAAATTAAAAACCCTTGCGTGATTATGATTGGTGCGGGTCCTGATGGCAAACCATCATTGAATATGCAACCATGGTTAATCTTTTCTACCGAAAAAGAAGTCACACTAAAAGATTCGCATGTATTGTTTGTTACAAGCGTTGACATTAAGATCGAAAACAAGTATAATGAAATCTTTGGATCAGGTATTGTCATTGCTCAACAACCAATTATACGATGAAATTTTATACGCACTTCACAAGAAAAGGTAATTACATCCTTGAACGAGGTTACGAAAACGGTAGAAGATATTCTCGCAAAGTAGAATACAATCCTACTCTTTTCGTTCCTGCAAAAGATGAAACCGAGTTTCGCACACTAGACGGAAGATATGTCTCTGCGATTGAGATGGGTACTATGCGTGATGCTAGTGACTTCATTCAAAAGTATGAGCAAGTAGAAAACTTTCCCATCTATGGTTCGACAAACTATGCCTATGTTTATATCAATGAACAGTATCCAGATGAAGTGCATTATGATCGTGAACTAATTCGCATCGCCAATATTGATATTGAGGTTGGCTCTGAGAATGGCTTTCCAGAACCAGACAAAGCAAGCGAACCAATTACTGCAATCACATTCAAGATTGCTGGCGCATTCTATGTGTTTGGTTGTGGTGACTTCAGAAACAATCGTGAAGATGTTACATACTTCAAGTGCCGTGATGAAAATGATTTGATCAACAAGTTTCTTCAGATGTGGGAAGAGAAGTCGCCTGACATTGTGACCGGTTGGAACATTCAATTCTTTGACATACCATATCTCTATAATCGCATCAAGCGTTTGATGGATGACAAAGTTGCAAATCGTTTGTCACCATATCGCATGATTGGTGAACGCACGACAACAATTCACAATCGTCAACAGACTGCATTTGATCTTGTTGGCATCGCAATTCTAGACTATCTAGAACTCTACAAAAAATTCACATACACTCAGCAAGAATCGTTTCGCCTTGACCACATTGCGTACATTGAACTTGGTGAAAACAAAATCGATTACTCTGAATATGAAACGCTACACCAACTGTATAAACTTGACTATCAAAAATTTATTGAATACAACATCAAAGATGTGGAACTTGTCGATAAACTAGATGAGAAGATGAAGTTTATTGACATGGTGCTTGCGCTTGCATATGACGCAAAAGTAAATCTAACCGATGTGTTCACGCAAGTACGCATGTGGGATACTCTCACGCACAATCATTTGTGGAAGAAGAGCATTGTTGTTCCTCAGAAAAAGCACACTTCAAAGAACGAACAATATGCTGGCGCTTATGTGAAAGAACCTGTACCAGGCAAGTACGAATGGGTTGTATCGTTTGACTTGAACTCTCTCTATCCGCACTTGATTATGCAGTACAATGTTTCGCCTGACACATTCATTAGTGGTAAGCACACAACAACGACCATCGATGAACTTCTAGAAGGTGCGTATGAGCCAGATCGAAATTATTGTATGGCAGCCAATGGTCACTATTTCAAAAAAGATGTTCAAGGTTTTCTTCCTGAGATGATGCAGAAAATGTATGATGACCGTGTTCTATATAAAAAGAAGATGATTGAAGCACAGAAAGAACTAGAAAACATCAAAGCACAATTGAAGGAGTTGGCATGATTCAAATGTATCAAAATGTTTTGCCCAAAGAAATTTGTGAATACATCATGGCGAAGTTTGATGCCGATGAAAACAAAGATACCTCATATGACATTTTTGATCAGATTGAAATCACACATTGGAAAAGTGAACACAAAGATTTAGTTGAAGTGGCAAAAGGTCTTGCAGAAGATTATACCAGCAGATACGATCCAAAGAAACTCTTACCAACAAAAAGAAGAATAGAATCTTTCCGTGTGAAAAGATATGAGCCAAATAAGCATTGCTTCCCTTTACATGCCGATGCAATTAGTGTACAATCATGTACTAGATACCTAGCATTTTTATTTTATCTTAATGACAACGAAGCAGGCACAAAGTTTTATATGCCAAACGATGAATTTACATATGAAGCAAAGCAAGGCAATGTTTTAATCTTTCCTCCAATGTGGATGTATCCACACGAAGGTTTGATGCCAACACAAACACCAAAATACATTATGAGTACATACTTCCATTATGTCTGAAAAAACAGAATTACTTAAGCGTAAGAAGCAATTAGAAAACGAAATCTCACGCTACAAAAATCTTCAACTAGCCAAGAAGGTTCAGTTGAACTCAGCCTATGGTGCGTTAGGCAACGAATACTTTCGCTTCTTTGATATTCGTCAGGCAGAGGCAATCACACTCTCTGGTCAATTGTCTATTCGTTGGATCGAAAAGAAACTCAATCAGTTTATGAACAAACTATTGAAGACTGAGAATGTTGACTATGTAATTGCATCAGATACAGATTCAATCTATCTACACCTTGGTCCTCTTGTTGAGAAAGTATTCAAAGGCAAGAGCAGAGAAGAGATTGTGAATCTATTAGACAAAGCATGTTCAGATAAAATTGAACCATTCATCGACAAGGCATATGAAGAACTTGCATACTACATGAATGCCTTTGATCAAAAGATGCAGATGAAACGAGAAGTCATTGCAGACAAAGGCATCTGGACTGCCAAGAAGAGATACATTCTTAATGTCTGGGACTCTGAAGGTGTTCGTTATTCAGAACCAAAACTCAAGATGATGGGTATCGAAGCAGTCAAGTCTTCCACACCAATGTCATGCCGTGAAAAAATTAAAGAAGCGTTGGTGATCATCATGCGTGGTGATGAATCTGAGTTTCAAGCATTCAATGCGAAATTCAAAGAAGAGTTTAAATCTCTGCCATTTGAAGATGTTGCGTTTCCAAGAGGCGTTTCTGAACTGACTAAATATGATAACAAGAACGAAAGTAGTCTGTATCCAAAAGGTACACCTATTCATGTTCGTGGCAGTTTGCTTTACAATCACATGCTAAGGCAAAAGAAGTTAGACAAGAAAT